AGATAGTTAAAGATATAGGTGATTTAACTAAATCTATTACTACAACAGTAAATGGTGTAGGAGAGGCAACTACTATCATTACTGCATGGGAACAGTCTACTGGAATATTCTATCTACAAACTGCAGTTGAATATGATATTGTTAATATTACAGGTATTATACAACTTATCAATGACTTTGATAGTAAAGTATCCAATAGACCTATTAATACCAGTAAATCATTAGGATGGTATCCTTTAGTTGGTATTACAGACAAAGCAAAGACAGAAACTACATTCAGCGACATATATGATGATGCAGATCCATATCTAACTTCTGCAAAAAATCATATCAATGGATCTTATGAATTATATCTTGGCACACCTGGTCGTCAAGGTGAAGTAAATAAGAAAGTTAATGGTACAACTCATACTTCTTTATTATACAACAACTCTCACTATGCAGAGAAGAAAGCAAGAGATCAATATAGAAAAGAAAATCCTGATGCAACTGACGCAGAAATTACAGCAGCAGTTGAAACATATAGATTATCAAAGACAAATAATAAAGGTGATATTGGGTCAATAGTAGCAGATCATATATCATGGGCAGGTGTATTGACACAAGAAGTTCATGGTGATGATTGTAAATTAGTAAATGGATCTTACGCAAGAACTATTGATGGTGATTATCATCTTAAAATAACTGGCAACTGTCATCTAGAAGTAGGAGGAGGATTCTTCTTAAGTGCTGAAGGATATGATGCGACTACAAGCACAACACAGAAACATGCAATTAAATTTGGATCTGATGTTGACATGAATGTTGTAGGTGCTGCACTAGAAATGCATAGTTCTGAGTTTAGATTAGATTCTACCGTAGCTAAGATAACTGGAATACAGTATGAGAACTCATATCAACAGCAGTCAAATAGTGGATTAGAACTAACTTTCAATGCAGAAAGTTCTATTCAAATAGTCACTCCTCATATATTAGAACTCATCAATACAGAAAAACCAACGAGTAATAAGCAACTTGTTGGTAAGAGAACTGTAGTAAATGGTGGTGTAGAGATTATGATGAAACCAACGAAGGCATCTGATTACTATGTTTCTCTCACTAATACCAAGGCATCATACAAGCAGATCATACCAGACTCATACACGATCAAGAGAGGGAGTGCCACTATATCAAGTGTCTAGTACCACTTGACTTACTTGTCTAAATATATTATACTGAAGGTAATCAAAAGATTTATTATGGACAAGGATCTCCGACCCTACTTGGCACAGATTTTTATAAATTTCTCAAAACGTTCAATTAAATTATTGGATGACGAGGGATATGAACAAATAGTTGAATTCAAATTTGACGAAGAAGGTGCTGAGGGTTTTGCTGAAACTATTAACAGTATCAATGATGATCCGCATCTAGACTCTGACATGGTTACCTATTGTTTCGCAACCGCATGACAGACATTCAAGAGATTACAGCAGAGGAGGCAGTTGCAAACCTGCCTTTTCTACTATCTTTAACAGAAAGAAACAGAACTGTCTGGAAAATTAAAAGTCCAGATGGTTCTGTTGCCTTACTATCACCAGTAATCCAATCAGGTCCTCCTGTAGATAAAGAAGTGATTGATCAGGTTGAAGAGTTCCGCACCAAGTTTTTGAACGATGAAAGTTCCCAACTGGCAACATCACTCGAAGAAAGAACAAAAGAGGCATCTCAAACCTCAGAAACTCCGTCAAGCTAAAAAGCGATTAAAACTGTTCATTTCAAAACTACGGAGGAAAGATGATGAAGGTAATTCAATTCCCTAGTACGGTACAGACAGCAGAGATGGAGTATGAACTCATGCTCTCAGAGGTAGAAGACAGAATTAAGTATTTTAATATGGAACTTGAGAAAGCAGGTAAATTATATAACTTGCTTTTAAACAATACCGATACTTAATGTCTTATAAATAATTCTTGTAACAAAAGGTGTGATTATTCGTGGCAACTAAAAAGATATCACAGTTAGAAACAATCTCAGATGCTAACTTGTCGGGAGAAGCGATTCTCCCTGTTGTGGTATCTGACCCATTGATTCCTAACAGAAAAGCAAAAGTAAATCAATTATTTAAAGGTCTTTCACAAGGTACAAAAGATGCACCTGGTTTGGCTTTTGATTTGGATAGAGATAGTGGACTATACCAAGCAGCATATGATCAATTAGGAATTGCATTTGGTGATGGTGGTCTGTATATGACTCGTATTGTCAACACTTCAACAAGTTCGTCATTATATGTGACTGCTGTAGATGATGTTGCTAACAATGCTGATATTGTTTTTGCACCCAAAGGTACTGGTGCTGTAAAAGTTACAGGTCAGTTCCTTATAAGTGATGGATCTTTCGTATTGGAAGATGCTCAAGGTCCTAAAGCAAGATTTGAAGTTTCTAATGTTGGTACTGGTACTAATACTAGAATCATGACATTACCTGCTATTACATCTGGTAATGGTACAACTTTAGTTGGTGCTGACACACAACAAACATTAACTAATAAAACTATTCTTATTGATGAGGATAATCTTGTTATCACGGATAATACTGACGAAGCAATATTTCAACTTAACTGGGCGATAACATCAGGTGCAAGACGTTCATACTTCTTACCTGACGCAGGTACAGTGACTACAACTGCTGAACCTACTGCAACTGCATCTACATTGTTGGATACAAAAGCAGAACAAACATCTTTGAATAAGACTCTTGTCAACTTAAAACTTGTAAAAGATGCTGAGACAGCAACAAACTGGGCACAGTTTAATACTACTGCTCTAACTGCTAACAGAACTATTACAGTTCCTGATCAAAGTATCACATTGGTTGGTACTACAGCAACACAAATTTTATCCAATAAAACACTGTTGACTGCTATACTTGCAGATCCGACTGATGTTACTAAAAAGATAACATTTAGTATTGCAAACCAAAACACAATTTCTAACGAAACTTTCCAGTTTCCTCCTACCAATTTACTAAATAACTCAGGTGCTAATAACACTCTGGTATCTGAACTTGGTACACAAGATCTTACAAACAAGTCTCTTGTTTCACCTGCAATTAAATTTCCAGGTAATACAGCAGGTCAGATAAGTTTATCAGCAGAGGGTATCACAGGTCCTCGTGTTATTAAATTTCCTGATGCTAACGCTACACTGTTATCTACAGAGAACGTTACACTTGATGATGTTACATTCGGTGCAGGTATCGGTGCTAACAACTTAACTGGTTTGACCAGACAACAACAATTCTTTTATTCTGGATTTTAATAAAAAATGGCTAAGCAAGGAATTTTAGCAAAATCAAAACCTAGTGGTGCTACCAATACATTATTGTATTCAGCACCTATTGATGCATCTGCAAGTACAGTTTTAACTGTAAATGAGCAAGGTGGATCAGGAACTACGTATGACGTTGCTCTTAAAAATTATGATCAAAAGATGACTCTAGGTGCATCATCATATCTTCTTCATGAAGGTGATGTTGTCACAGGTTATTTGATGACTTTGAATACTGCTCTTCCCAAAACTGCAAACTTGACAGGTGGGACGACTATAACATCTACTTCGGGTGAAGATACTTTTAAATTTGAATCATTTTACTTACCTGCATTTACTGAGATAGTAGTCAAGAAACGTGCAGTTCGTGCTGTCACTGTAGAAAGTGTTAGTGGTAATTTTGCTGTAGGTGAAACATTTGTCACAGGATCAGGTGGTAATACAGCAACTGCTACAGTTTTTGCAGTAGCACAGGGATCAGGAAATACAATCGTATCTATAGGTCCTACAACACTCGCAGGATCTGGATCAGAATTTGCTGCAGGTGATAGTATAACTGCATCTGGTGGTGCTACTGGTACAATTGCTACTGGTGGTATTGGTACTGCTAATAATGAATTTACATTTACAGAGTCTGGTGGTACTGAGCAAATGTATCTCGGTGTCACACTTACAGTCTTTACTGATAGAACATATCGTTTTAACGTAGCAGACTCATCAATGTCAAGTGTTAGTTTTAAACTATCAACAACAATTAATGGTGAATATGGTCCTGATGGAGATTTCACTGCAACAAGTGATAATGGTACAGAATATACTACAGGTAAGACAACTAATGGAACTGCAGGTTCTAGTGGAGCATATGTTCAATATGATTTTACACAAGATGCTAGTTTAACTGGTAATCTATATGCTTATGAGGGAACTACCTCAGGAAACGCAGGTGCAGGTTATGGTGGTTCTGATAGATATCTAACAACTTCTGATGCATACACATATACTCAATTATATGTTTACGATATTACAGGAACATGGACTAACGGTACTGATCAATTTTTATTCGGAGGTACAACATATACTATTTCTGCTCAAACTGCAGGAGCATACGGATTTATCCGTAGCTACTCAGGTGCAGTAGCATATGTAGTCAAAGGAACTGGATCTGCTGATTTTACAACGAGTTCTACCTTCCAAGATTGTCCTAAGTTAGCAGGTGCATCAAGAACTGCAGTGACTGTAAGTAGCGTTGACGTTGCTACAAATGCTGTTGAAACACAAGAGTATCTCCGTAAGGATAATACCCTTGCTGCAGATTCTGCAGAAGAAATTAAATCATTGGTAATAGGTCCTGGCGAAAGACTTATTGTTGAATGTGCAGCAGCAGAGGCAAACTTTGTTCTAATTGGATTTGAAGATGCATCAACTGCATTTACTACAAGAACTTACTCAGCGTCAGCAGCATCTAGCTCTGCAAGTGGCTAATTTTTACTCAATAAATAACTAAAAGGCGAATAGTTAAATGTCCCTAACGAGATTAAAGAATATTATTACGTCCAGAACTGGACGAATCATATATGTCAACCCAGATGATTTTGATGCATCTGATGCGATTGATAATAGGGGAAACTCTGCTTTGCGTCCTTTTAAAAGTTTGCAGCGAGCGTTCTTAGAAGTAGCAAGATTTTCATATAGAGTCGGTTTAAGTAATGACGAGTTTGATGCTTTTAGTATCATGCTCTATCCTGCTGAGTACGTGGTAGATAATAGACCTGGCGATGTTTTATATACAAACGTTGCACCTATTGACGCAAACTCAAACCTCGATTTAACTTCTCCTAACAATGTTCTCTACAAATATAACTCGGTTGAGGGCGGTATTATTGTTCCAAGAGGTTGTTCTGTTGTTGGAACAGACCTTAGAAGAACTAAAATCATACCTAAGTATGTTCCTTATCCTACTACATATCCAGCTCAAGGTATTAATACAGAAGCTCAAGTCCCGCCAAGAACAGCGATCTTCAAAGTCACTGGTGGTACATACTTCTGGCAGTTCTCGTTCTTCGATGGAGCAGAAGAGGGAGTATATTTCAAACCTGATTCAGTCACAACTTTAGCACCTAAGTTCTCTCATCATAGACTTACATGCTTTGAGTTTGCTGATGGTCTTAATGCTCTATCAACTCTTATTGCAAGTGGTACAGTTCCTAACGCAGATTATTCTGCAGTATCAAATATATTATCAAGAACAGATTTAGAAATATATTATCAGAAAGTATCTAAAGCTTTCGCAACTATTCCTGATACATCTGGAGATCCTGCGACTGACCAAATACAGGCAAGGGTTGAGGAAAACAGGATCGTTGGTCCTATATCTGATGAATACAGAGTATTACAAATCACACGTAATGGTCAGACTGCTACTGCTGTTACTGTTGACGAGTTTGATGATCCAAGAGATCATGGATTCTCTGTTGGTGTAAACATCAACGTGTCTGGTGTGACTGGTTCAACTGGATCACAGTCTGAGGCAGACGCAGGTCTTTACAATGGTTCATTTACGGTTACATCCGCATCTGGAAACGTATTTACATACCAAATGCAAGGTGAACCAACTGGTAATGCTGTAGGATCAAACATTGGAGTTAAGACTGAGATTGATACTGTTGACTCAGCATCACCATATGCATTCAACCTATCACTAAGAAGTGTGTGGGGTATGAATGGTATGCATGCAAACGGTTCTAAAGCAACTGGTTTCAAATCAATGGTTGTGGCACAGTTTACTGGACTGTCACTACAAAAAGATGATAGAGCATTTGTAAGATATAACGCATCAACTGGAAACTATGATGTAGCAACCTCAGGAGATGGTGCACACTTAGATGGATTTGCTGAGTATAGAAAGGGATGGGGACATGAGCATATTAAGTGTTCTAATGACTCATTCATACAGGCAGTTTCTGTGTTCGCTGTTGGATACTTTGGTCATTTCACTGCTGAGAGTGGTGCTGACATGTCAATTACTAACTCCAACTCTAACTTTGGTAATACAGCGTTGAGAGCAGCAGGATTCAAAGCAAAAGCGTTCTCTAAAGATAAGGCGGGTGCATTAACACATATCATACCACCTAAAGCTTTAAATGTTATTTCTACAACTGCTACTGGTGCAAGTGGAGCAAACACAGTCACATTAGCAAATGATGGTAGTGTTAATGGTGTCATACAGGGTATGACTATTACAGGAACAAATATTGGTGTAGGAGCAACAGTCGGAAATATAAACGTAAGTACAAGAGTTCTTACACTTACAGTTTCAAATACTGGTGCAGTCAATGGAAACGTAATCTTTGGTGAAGAGACATCAATTAACTGGGTCAACATTGATATTCAAAGAACTAAAACAATCAACGCATCACTCGCAGGACAGGGTGGTACACCAGGTACAAGACTATATCTATATGGTTATACAGTACAAGCATCACCACCAACAACAAGAGTACAGGGTTTTGCAGTTGGAGCAAGACAAGACGGTACTGGAGCGAGTGCAATAGCAGATAAGATTAACTGTTTACTTGTAGCACAAGGTGCAACTGAAGCAACTACACAGTCTGCAAGCATATCACCTTATGGTCCTAGTGTATCAGGATTAGCAGCAGGAGTAGTTGGATCACCATTACAATATGATGCAAGCACATATACAATTAATGGTGTAGCAGGATCAGTCGGTGGATGGTATCTATCAGTTAGTTCAATTAACAATGCAATCTATACAACTTTATCTACTAATACTCAATACAATACAGTTAACTTTACACCAACTACATTCCTTAAGAGAATACCTGACCCAAGAGACTTACAAGATAGAACCTATCGTGTGAGATATGTAATTGATAAGGATAAAACTAACCCATTACCAAGAGATCCCCTCTCTGGTTATGTAATGCAACCATTGAATAGTGATACTACATCATTCAATTTACAAAGATGTTTCTACATCTATGATATTGAAATTGTACAACCATTTGTAAGAGGTACAGATGATGGTATATACTATCTAACTTTATTATGTGCATCTATCGCACCAACAACTTCTAACTTTAATGATAGAAAGTTCTCACAAAATGTGAACGAAGTATATCCTACATTTGATAGAGACAATCCAGTTGCTGATCCTACTGCTGCAACATCAGTAGCAGATAACGTGACTATTGGATTGGTAAACTCAACTGATGGTGCATCACCACCTGTTTTGGATCCTAAATTATCAATTACTAAGGAAGCATCTATTTTCTTACTAACAGATACAGGTTGGACACAACCAGGTACTACACCAAACTATGACTCAGTTAACAAGAGATTATCTAATATTGAACTGACTGCACGTGCAGGTGATGAAGAAACTAGAAAGATTAATATAAGAGAGAACAATGATGGAACAGTCGCACCAATCAACGTTGAGTTTAGACGACACTCTATTCTAAGATCAGGAAACCATACGTTTGAATACCTTGGTTTTGGTCCAGG